ACAAAAGAAAAATCTTTTGGTTCCGTGGCGAACGTAGGGGCCGTTGACATTATATGGTTAGCATAATCTCCCTCTATGTCATTTGTGGACGCGGCAATAATTCCACTTACTCCTGAGATATTTATGGCCTTATTTTTATGTTGAACTGCTCTGGATATCCCATGCAGAACATCAATACTTTCATTGTTTATAGAGAATCTGACAAGTTCTGGCTCATTAACTCCCGTGGGGAGTTTGTATTTCGGCCCGTTGTCACCCGTTATTTCAACACTAGTTGTTCCTGTTTTTAACCGCAATTTGCGCACAACGGTATCTCCGGAGTCCAACGTTTTACTGTCTGCAACTTCTATCTTAAATCCGCTGGAACCACTTATTTTGGACATAAAGCTTAATCGGTTATTTAACTCTGGAACCCTACTGATACAGAGGGACTCAAACTCCAAAAAGTCGAACTCTTCTTTCTGGACCAAGAATATATACGATTCGCTGGCGCGTGCGCGTATTCCGGCTTTGTCCACGATAAACACATCGATGTTGACCGATCTGCCCACAGTAACAATTCGTTGGATTATGTCCACAGTTCTTTGCGATAATACGGTGTTCAATATACTAATACCTCGTCGGCCAATACTGCCTTTTCTGTCGGTATCTGTCGGTTTATAGCTTGACAGATGTTGGTTAGCGTCATATCTACTAGTCGGTGTATTTGTTTATCCCGATCTATAATGGGTAAAAAATTATCGATAAACCAATCTGGCACCACTAACAAATCTGCGGGGACCGCTATGCTCTGAAAGCGACCAAACGGTTTTTCCAAATAATATGTCCTATACGCCATTTGACTAGTTGCCCGCAACGATTCTTTATCTTCATATGCGTCTAAGCATAGATTCCAGAATATTGCTGCCGCCTGCCCGCCACTTATATTACACGTGGGGTTTTCTCTATACTGATCAGTGTACGCCTCTATTTTGTTAATTTTCTTCGGTAACCCATAGTCTTCAAAGTTATCTGACTTTTCCAGCATTTGCTTAAAAGTTACAGTGTCGATATTTAATTGCTTCCAATCATGCGTTTTAAAGTAATTGGTAATAATCTCCGTTAGCGCCTTTTTAACAATTTTTGTTATATGCGTCTTCTTGATAGCATGGCCCATTATCTTAAGCTCATCTACATCATAACCGTCTTTGTGTATCAAATGCAAGAGATAAATTTTCTTCTTGACGAATATACCAATGTCTGAAATTATTTCATTTTCCACTCGCACTCTGCTGGCAACCGGATCGGTACAGAAAAACCTCTCGCTCATAAATTCCAAAAAGCTGTCGTTGACAGATTTTTCTACATACTTGCAGACACGTTTGGCATCTTGTATATTCGTCGTATGTGTTTTGAAGTAGCAACTATCGGTATCTCCGTAGATTACGGAATCCGTGGGGAACGCATACTTCCCATCCAATACTTTACCCACATGCTTAACCATGTGGAATAGGATTTCTCGTCCTGTCTTAGTCGTGGTTTCCGCCAGTCGGATGTCAAAAAACTTAAAGAACTTATTTCCCATGCATCCGTACAAAGAATTTAGTTGAATCTTCTTAATGTATTGTAGCCGGTAATAGTGATCCTTTTTACCCTTAATAATTCCGTACTCTGGAGAGTCCTTGTCGGTCTTCTCCAGTAATTCCTTATAATGCTCTAGCTCAGCTTTATACTCTCGGCGTTCTGCAAACCAAGATTCCAGAACAGCAGGAATCATACCCTTCTTATTCTGGTCGAATATTGTTCCGTATCCGCTAATGGAATAATTATTTTCCCTGCACCAGAGTCTCCACTCTTCTGTGGTTTTAGATAAGGTTTCACCGCTCTCCATCAGAGCTACCATCATATTTCCGGTTTTATCCGCAATAGACTGATACGCCATCTCGTTTAGTTCAAACTGCCCGATAATGGTCTCTGGGCTGGCATTGACGCTCATGATACTTCTGGGATACAGGGACTCGACGTCAATAGCACCTGTCATTTTATGTTCACCCGTTTGGCAGTCCAGCACGTATGCTCCACCATACTTAGAAAAGTAGTCGTGCCGCTCAGAGTCCGGAACCTTCTTGTTCAGCACATAGTGACAGTAATTGATAATAGCAAGCTCCGCCATTTTTATCGTGCCATACACTTGGCTGACCTGACCTGTAGCCATACTGGATAATTGCATAGCCACTGCTATATACTGTTTTTTCTTGTCGAGTTCTACCAGAATTTCCGTATCTATCATGTTGTATTCTAGATAGTAACTAAAATCTGTACGGTAGAGATCATGGAGAGACCCTTTATATTCCAACTTCCGCATGGTGGGAAATTCTTCTTCCGCTATGTATGCCAATGCGTATGATGCTTTGTTCTCTTGTTCAAACTTTTCATAAATGATTTTATAATCAAGACTGTTGCGCCCGAACAACCTAACAATCTCGTCCTGAACCTTAAAACCCTTTGATATCTCACGTTCCACTGTTTTTATCGTGGGTTCTCTTGTGTCCGGAAAGCATAGTCTGCGAATAGTTCGCTTACCGAAGTTCTCCAGAATTCTCTTATAAGTGTATGGAATATCATAATAATCCGAGTTCCACCCCACTAATATATCCGTGTTGGCTATTTCGGTTAAAAATTTGTCAAGCATCTGTTTTTCAGTATCGAACAGGATTACCCTTGCCTGCGTAGTTACGTTAGTGCTTATGTCCTGTAACGTATATTTCTTTTCCGACGGTTCATACGGACTGTGTTGTGGCGGAACCGCGAGTATAACGCGGGTCTGTGTATGCACGTGATACAATGAAATAGAATTTATAGGACTATATGGCGTAGATACGCTAGAATGTCCAATGTTTTTGTCGTAGTCTACCTCAATATCGAAGAACGTGCAGTTCAATGTCCCGACTTCGGCATCGTGGTAGTACTTAGATAACACTTTTTGTTCTTGGGGTATATCGGACTCGTAGAGCTTTTTGCCCATATCCCTGTAGCCTTTACGCACCCTGTTATACTCGCCGAGACTGTTGAATTCCAGTCTGCGAAGTTTATTACCATAGATATCCTCGTGCTCGCCCTGCTCATCCCTAACTAGAAAAGACAGGTCTAGCGGATATTTTTTACGGACGCGCTCGCCGTTTACTCGCTCCCAGACTACTACATGCGAGTAGTCTGGGGCCAGCATTGCGGAAATATACATTCGTTAAACGTTTGTGTCGTATAACGTTTCGTAAACGAGTTCTAACTCGGAAGCGGCTGCTGCTGCCTCTAAGTAGTTGTTTTTGTGACGAACCGTTGCGGTCTGACGCAACGTCTTCTTCGTTATACCAGATTCATCATGTGCGTAGTCAATGATATCTTTAATCTGGCCCCGTTTGTCTTTTATAATCTGCATAAGCCCAGCGGCTTCTTCCAGCGCATCTCTAACCTTTTTACGCTGATCTTCGTTTAAATGTAGGAATTCACTATCAATTACTTCGGTCATTTTATGCTCCTTTGTTAAACCATTTGGCGTAATCGCCTTTAAAGTCGTTCATATTATACACGAATGGATCGTGAGTTGCAATATGAAATCGAATCTGTGTTAATTCACCTGCCCGAACTGCGGCGGTGTTATTGATGAAATTGGGTGCTCCGGGGAATATAATTAACGTCCCGCGTTGTGGATTAAATGAAAATCGGTGATTTATGAACTCCAGTTGCCCTCCCATAACTTCGAACTCATCGTCAAACGGTGACTTATCGTTATAGTCGTTTAAGAATACGACTCCGGCAAAGTCCGCAGTATTGACCCTTTGCCACTTCCCGTTTATGTACGATGAGTTTTCACATCGTGGTGGGTTTTTACCATCATACCCCGTAGAATACCACTCGAACACGAATTGCTTAATGCCTTTTATATCAACATTATAATAAGATTCCATTAGGGGAACCACATCCGCATCCAGTTGTGGTATGATTCTGCTCTCTGCTAGTTTGTTTCCGAAAAATAATGGCTGTACTTTGTTGTCTTTATCATAATTAGGAAACGTATTGTTGTTCCCTATTATAATCTCTTCACATTGCAGAGGGGATAAAAATTCCTCGAATACTAAAAATGGGTTTTTCATATGATTCCTCACTAGACAGCAAGGATCATATCACACTCATCATCCGTATTGCAAGATTTTTCTAGAACAAATGGTACCGTTGATATCTTCCCATCTATTTCCAGTATTAAAGAAACTGTTGATTTGCCTTCACATTCACACACATTCATAAGAAGTGTGTCGCCCTTGTAAACTACTTTGCACGTTCCACAAGCACCTTCCATGCATTCAAAATCGTCCACAACCCATGTATTATAGTCGTCTTCGGATTCAGTTAGGGGTTTTAATGTAATTACCGGTGCTTCCGATAGTGATTTGACATTCACCACTGGTGTGTGCGGTTCCGTAATGCTTATGTCGGTTGAAACATATATGGTCGAGCCTGTAGTAGTTTCTACTGTATTCACACCAAGAGTTGATGGTAACTCCATTTGCACATCGGACAGCGCTGCTCCACTCTCCGACAGCCATTGTTGCAAATCATCGATGGTTAAGAACGTTGTCATACTAATCGCCCGTCTTCGTGGTCTTTTCGCCGCGCAGAATGTCATTCATTCTCGTAACTCTTTTGGACGGAGCTTTGCGCTTGGTCATCATGGTCTTGCGGACACGCTGCCCCTTCTTCAGTCTAGCAGATCGCTTCCCCTGACGAACTTTAAACGGGTCTTTCTTTACCCCACAGTCCGCAGCTTTAGACACCATGCGGCCATCCTTTGGCCCACCGTAACATCTAAATTTCCTTACAAATTTATTACCATAGCGTTTAAACTGACGTTTAGCCGCTTCTTCCAACAGCTCATATTCTTCCGGAGTTATTGTTTCGCGAACCACACCATTTTGTTGTTGTGACTGTTGCTGTTGCTGTTGCTGATTCTGGTTACGATCTTGCCGTGGGTCAGCGTTCTGCTCTCCCGCCTCTTTCTCGGTTTGTTCTGCACGGGCTTGTCTGCGTTCTTCTCGTGCCTTTGCCGTCATTTTATCCAGTGGCAACTTTCGTTGAAGCAGCATCAACTCTTTTTGCAATGCTCTCTTCTCATCGTCGTTTTCAGCATTTTGGATAGCGGTCAGTAAATTCCGAACCTCTATCATGTGTGCACGACGAACCATACTCGGGTCGGTTATAATATCTTCTTCCGCGAGCAGTGAACTCATTAACAAACTGTCGGGAGAAAACCCTTCAAATTTTGCGTCTGGGTTATCCAGCATGCCACGAGATTTTTTATATCGGTAAGTTGCTAGGTCCGCTTGTTTCTTCGCGTCCTTTTCCGCCTGTTTTTGACTATCCTTTTCCGCCTGCATTGCAATAACTTCTTCTCTATTGGCAAGGGTCGCTTCTGCTGCTCTAGCGGAGTACTCCGCTTGCTCTGCTCTGGCTTTCTCCGCTTCCATTTCGAACTTAGCCTTTTCTTGTTCCGCCTGTGCTTTTAGCATATCAATGATGTTGCTTAACAGTGATGCGGTTGTTGATTCATCTTCAAAATCGTCGAAATCTTCTACCGATTCGTCGTCACCGAATTCATCACCACCTAGTTCGTCACCACCGAATTCATCACCACCGAATTCATCTTCGTCACCGAATTCATCACCACCGAATTCATCACCACCTAGTTCATCACCACCGAATTCATCACCACCTAGTTCGTCACCACCGAATTCATCTTCGTCACCCATTTCTGTCTGCTGCACATCTTCTACACTATCACTGGCTTCATCCGCGTTATAAACAACATCTTCTGGAATGTTAGGAAATTCTACGTCGCGAATATCAAACAGATCACGTAATTTGTATAACAGTTCGGCTAATGATATGTCATCCAGATCAACTCCATTATTTTCAAAGTTTTTAAGCTCTGATAAGTATGCTGATATATACGATTCAAAATCATCAGCTTGGGTGTCTAGTATGGTAACTTTCATCAGGTTACCCTTATTGTCTTCCACGCCATATGTAACAACGTCGTTTTCAGACGTAGCGGTGCTGTTCTCATAGTTTTTTAACTGGGCCAATACACTGTCCAGATTGAAACTTTCGGTAATGTTCTCGACAACCTTCACCTTTTTGTTCTTAGCTAATTTATATAATGCCACGGGAACTTGGTGCATGCGAAGCTTATTGCCCAAGCCATCATAAAAATTA